CTCGCACCGTAGGGACTAGACGAGGCTTGACAAATGGGGTTCCTGTAGTGGGACTGTAGGTAAGGTTCTCCCAAGCCACTTCAGGCAGGCCAGAGATACCAGACAGCTTCACCTCAAGGGCAGCACGGATATTGTCATAGATACTAGCCATTACCTGAATTTATCCTTCACTTGGGAGAAGACTGCATACCCGTGTTTGTACTCAACTTCATTGGCGTGGGGAGAGCCATTAGACAAAACAATAAGGTCATTCTCAAGAGGTCTCAAGGTTTCAATGTCCACAAGGAGCTGAGAAAGTCCCTCTTGGCGTTTAGCGTCTGGACTCTGACCCCTTGGTTTGTTGTTGGAGGTTCTACTGCGACCAGAGCTATAGCTGTGCTTCATACTGAAAGAGGTAACGTAGGCACCAGTGTCTACAGGGGAACGTGAAGTAGCAAACTGAGCAATGTCTATAAGTTTGTCCTTAGCTCGTTCTTCAGCCGTTTGCTCTAGCAATTTCATCTTGTCGCTAAAGCCACCCGCGTCAAATTTTACCCTAGCCTTCATTCTCTCACCTGACAGATATAGCAGACAAGGGTATCGGCATGGTAAATCTTCTGGGTAGAAACCACCTTGACAGTGTCACCAAACCCAATAACGAAATCTTCAGCATCAGGCTCAGGGAGGGTAGAACCAGAAGTGTCTACAGCAGGCATAAGGGCTTTACGGTCTCCCATGAGAATGCTGTCGTTATTGACTTCCGAGAGGTTGAACTCGGCCATGTAGCACTTAACAGTGTAGTCTGTGTTGGTAGTAGAACCTACAGTACCAGTCGTAGGGTCATACGAACCATACAGAGGCTTTCTAAGAGTGACCTCTTGACCAAACTGAGTAATCAGCGTATTCATAGCCATACTTGTCAGAACAGCCATTCTCAGTAGTCCTCATAGCCGAAGTCCATACCATCGTAAGAAGGCGGGTTCCAAAAGCGATCTCTGCGGAAGCTAGGCTTAACCCGGTTAGTATTCTGACGTGCAATCTCAATGTCAGTTTTAGTGATGCCACCAGCCTTAATACCAATACCAGCACCAATCTTAGTGGCCTGATACTCAAGTTGGTCAGCAAGACGGTTATACTGTTCAGCAAGGTCACTGTAGTCAGCCGAGAGTTGCCCATCCAAATCAATGTTGACCTGACGAGCATACTTACCAGCAATAGCCCTAGCCAACCAAGCAGCAGCAGAATAGATACTGTCACCAGTCTGGCTCAGTGCGAAAATAACTTCAGCATCATTTACTTGCGGGTCATTACTATCAGTGTCCCCCAATAGGAAACGAGTGGCGTTAAGACGACCAGAAGCTGTGTCTGTCCCAAGATTTGTATTGTCATAACTAAAGCTCACGGTCGTCTCTCCTTACTTAAGATTCACCGAGGATGTAGTCTCGTAGGCGGTAAAAGTCTTCAACGATCCAAGGGTTACGATTGAGAAATCTACGGATCAAACCACGCTGTTTATCTTCAATCTTTGACTGCTTACAACGCTTGTCGTTATACTCTTTGGTGGTAGTGGTTCGCTCTTTGACGATAGCGTTGAGCTGGACTACAAGCCTGTAGAGGTCTTCAGAGTTCATCTCGCCAAGTCTATCACCAACCTTGTTGACTTTAGCAAGTTCAGAGTTGTGGTAGATAAACCCTTGGGCATATAGACGAGCGACGGTTTCTGGCTCTATTTCTCGCTCTGCCCAGTTGAAATGTTCACGGCTCTTCCAGTTTTTACCATCAGCGGAAAAGGGCATTTTGACAAACACAGGCCAGTCTACCTGCCAACCAAGATAACGGGGGTGCATACCATCACGATTGATAGCCATAAGTAGTCTCCATAAGAATGTTAAACTGTTTAGGATGTATTGTTATTGGGAGTGCCCTCAGTGAGAACCAAGGACACCCCAGTAGTTAATTGCTATTAGGAAATAGCCGAGTTGATGAAGCCACCCAGATCAGCACCCACAACTTTCATGTCGTAAGCCATCTTGACCTGAATATGCTCTGCAACCTGCTGACGCTTCAGTGCATCGTCCGAGAAGGACTCAACCGAAACACCCAAGTTGTTTGCGCCCGGAATGTTGTTCCAAGCGAAGGTCATACCAGCAGCAGGGGTCATCAGACCGCCCGAAGCAGGCGTGTGGACCAGCAGGACGTGGTTGCCACCGATAAAGCTGTTGCTCTCAGCGACACCCTCAACCGAATCGTTCTCGACTGCTTCCATCACGTAGAAGTTTTCGACCTCGAAGATTTCAGCCAGCTTGGCATTCGTAACCATCGCAGTGTTGGTGACAGTTGCGCCACCGTTCAAACGATCCAGAATGTCAGGGTTGTTAATCAGAACATCACGAACTTCCTTACCAACAACCATCGTGTTCGGCTTGAAACCACCCGACTTAAGCTGGATGGTACGACGCAGGCGAGTAACGTCCTGAATCGGGGTCGAGTTGGTGTAGTCGTCCCAGTTGGTGACTTCGCTGTCAAGGTTGTTATCCCCGTTAGCAACACCATCCCAGTTGGTACCCCAGACACCATCAGCGAAGAAGGTCGAGGCAAACTGGTTCTCACGGTGGATCAGCAGACGGTTAACCAGAGTGGTCGAACCTGCCGAGCGAATGTCCAGAGCGGCATCTTCGTTGGCAAGCGTCTGCTCATCAAAGTCCATGCCCAGACCATACACATCAGCAAAATACGAGTCATTCGAGATGCTCATGCCGATGCGGTTGACTTCAGTACGCGGTGCCAGTTTCTTGACATCGCCTGCACGGTTCATGTTGTCACGGTCATAGATGTAATACTTGTCCGACTGACGCTCAACGCCAACCAACGGGAACACCTTGTCCGCGATGAAGTTTTCTTGCGATTGCACATAGGCCAGCGTCAGGTTTGTGAGCGGCTGGTCAATATGCACCTGACTCGGAGTGAGAAGAGGCATAGTAGTTATCCTTTACTTAGAATCTCTAGTATACGCCGTAGAGTATAAACTTGAGTTATGCGCTATAGCGTATTACTAGAGTGTGTTGTTAAGCAGCAGCATTGCCGCCGTTGATGAGTTCGACTGCGATGACCTGACCATCAACACCGTCTTCAAGGGCATACCCCATGATGATGTCGCCAGTTGCAGCAGTGATTGCGTCACCGTTGAGGTCCGAAGCGATGTCGTCACCAGCAGTGATGTCGCCACCAGCAGTGACAGCAGTCTTGCCCGACACCACAACAGTAGCAGCTTTGCCAGCAGCGTCAGGCTGGTTGAGCAGGACACCAACAGCAGCAGCGCCATCAGTTGCAAGGTCGATCTGACCATCAGCAGCAAGCACTACGAATTTGAATTGACCAGCCGACAGATCACCGCCAGCTTCGAATGTGCGCGTATCGCGGCTTTGGAAAACGGCCATTGTTATTCTCCTTTACGAATGGCTTTGAGGACTTCACGGCCTTCGTCTGTCTTAGCAACAGCAGCATAGGCTTGAGCGTAGTCCGATTTTTTGAGGTTATTGGCTTCCATATGAGCCTTGACAAGAGATTCCATCTTGTCGTTTGCAGTGGCGAACTCACCATCAACATCCGACTTACCGAATTCTTCCATCTTATCAGCGAAAGCCTTATCTGCTGCTTGCAGGGCTTCCATCAGCATGTCCACTTCGTCCATCTTTTCAACAGCAACCAGAAGGCTCTTAGCAACCTCGGTCTTGAAGTGGGGCAGTTCAGATTCAGCACGTTTCGTCAGAGCGGCATCAGCCTTCTCAATCTCTGCTTCCTCCAGTGCTTTCAGGATAGGTGCAGGAACGTCAGCCTTGTTGATTTGTTCGCCGCCATATTCGATGAACTCTTCAGGGGCTTTCTTTTCGATAGTGTCTGCCTTGATGACAAACTCGTTTTCGATAAGAGCCTTACGCAGACGCTCGTTCTCAGCTTTAAGAAGGTCAAGCTCTGCTTGAAGATCAGCCGATTCATCGTCAGCTTTCTTCATGTCACTTTCGCACATGGCTTTGGCTTTGTCGTAGGACATACCTTTTTCTTCCATGTACATTTTCATCTTGGACTTCATGTCGTCAGACATCTTATCCATTTCTT